CATGACGACGCTCCCCCTTTACAAGCAGATGCACGCGGAGGGGAAGTTCCCCGGCCACAGCACGGAGAAGTGGTCCAGTGTCGTGCAGGAGGCGATCAAGGAGTTCGACGCCAAGACGATCCTCGACTACGGCAGCGGAAAGGGGATGCAGTACGACTCCCTGAAGCTGCATGAGAAGTGGGGTGTGGAGCGCCCGACGCTCTACGACCCCGCCGTCCCGGGTATCGACACCCCGCCAAGCCTCTTCCAGAAGTTCGATGGGGTGATCTGTCTCGACGTCTTGGAGCATCTCGAAGGCGACGAACTGCGACGCGCGGTCTTCGACGTGACCATGCGGGCGCGCAAGTTCGCGCTGTTCGGGATCGCGACTTTCCCCGCCAAGAAAACCCTGCCAGATGGCCGCAACGCCCACCTGACGCTCTGGGGCGAGGGCGTCTGGGCCGACTTCATCAACAGCCACCGTTTCCGCAGCAATGCGCTCGTCATGATGAACTTCGATGGAGGCCGCCGTGACCCCTGACCCTCTCCCGTACTGGATCGGCTACGACGCGCGGGAGGCCGACGCATTCGACGTCTGCTCGTTCTCCGCGCAGCGCAAGAGCAGCATCGGCCTGTACGTCCGGGCGCTTCGCCACAAGGACCTGCGCGCGAGCGGGTTCTTCACGCGGCAATGGGGGATCAACCCGCAGACCGGCCAACTGTTCGACATGCTGGACGGACTGCCGTTCTCGACCGAGTTCGCTTTCACCCGGTTCCTCGTCCCGGCGTTGCAGGGCTATAAGGGATGGGCGCTCTTCACGGACTGTGATGTCCTGTGGCTAGACGACGTATCGAACCTAGTCGCGGAAGCGGACTCAAGGTTCGCTGTGATGGTCGTCAAACAGAACCACATACCGCAAAACCAGATCAAGATGGATGGGCAGATTCAGAAGCCGTATCCCCGAAAGAACTGGTCGTCGGTCATCCTCTTCAACTGCGAGCATCCGGCGAACCGAGCGCTCACCCCCGAGTTCGTGAACACGGCAACGGGCAGGGAGTTGCACACCTTCTCCTGGCTGGATGACGGAGAGATCGGGGATCTGTCCCCTGGCTGGAACTTCCTGGTCGGCCACACGAAGCACAACGTCAAGCCGCGCCTGATGCACTTCACCGATGGCGGTCCGTGGTTCGAGCATATGCGGGACGTCCCGTTCGGCGGGTGGTGGACAAACGAGTATGACCTGATGCTCAAGCAGAAGGGGAAGTTCGAGTGAAGAAGATTGGGGACTGGTGGCTGCCGAGCGCCGACGAGCATTTCTTCGGTGACGTCACGAACTACCAGAGGGCGTCGTATGACGCGGCCGTGGAGTACGTCCGCACGTTCGGCACCGCAATCGACGTGGGCGCGCACATCGGCATCTTCACGCGCAGGATGTCACACGCCTTCTCCCTGGTCCACGCCTTCGAGCCTGACGCCAGGAACTACGCCTGCCTTGTCCGCAACGCGCAGGACTGGGATGTGAAGGCCACCTTCGGGGCTGCTGGCGCGCAGCGGGGCATGGGGGATGTCCGGGTGGACGCCTTGGCGAACTCCGGAGCGCGTGGCTTCGAGGCCTCCGCCACCGGGTCGGTGCCAATGTACGCCATCGACGAGTTCAGCTACGCCAACCTGGGGCTCATCAAGATCGACACGGAGGGCTTCGAGCATCGGGTGATCGTCGGTGCGCTACACACGATCAAGGCCCACAAGCCGGTCCTGATTGTGGAACGCCCAGGCCAGGATGCCGAAAGGGTTCTGGGCTTGTTTGGGTACAAAGTCGCCAGGGTCATCGGCAAGGACAGCATTTTCGTGGAGGGATGAAATGAAGGTTATGGTTTGCTCGACGTGGTCGGATGCCGGGTTCGAGGCGTATGGTCGAAGGTGGCTGGAGACGGCCGAGGAGCATTGGGCCAAAGGCATCGACATCAACGTCATCACCGACGCCCGGCTGGCGATGGCCCCGGAGTTTCGCAGCTTCATGGAGCGGCACGCGGCGTCGAGGCTCGATCAGGGCGAGCCCGGGTACGACTACCGGCAGGACTTGGTTCGGTTCTGCCACAAGGTCTTCGCAATCCGGGCCGCCCTCGAAGACGCCCTCGAAGACGACCACGATTGGCTGATCTGGCTCGACGGCGACGTGGAGACTCGCGCGCCCCTGACCATGGAGTTCCTGGCCAGCATCTTGCCGGAGGACAAGGACGGAGTCCTCCTCTCTCGCGCGCACACCGCACCACACCCGGAATGCGGGTTCATGGCCTTCAACCTCCGCCGGAAGGGGGCCGACTTCATCCGCAAGTTTGCGGGCATGTACGTCAAGGACGACGTCCTGAAGCTCGCGGAACTGCACGACAGCTACGTGTTCATGGTCTGCGTGCTGGCGCATGTCGAGTCCGACCAGAGCGAGTGGCACGACCTTTGCCCAGTCGGCGGAGGCCCACATGGCCTGGACGCCTTCGAGGCAAGTCCCTTGGACAGCGTGTTCGTCCACAAGAAGGGCGGGCGCAAGGCCGGGATGACTAACGCGGAGATCATTGCCCGCCTGCTGGCGGGGAGGATCGGGAAGGTCATTCACCCGGGCGAAGGGTTCGACCTCGCAGACAGTCACGTCCCCATCGTCGATTGTGTGATGCAGCCGGTCGAGGCAATCCGCGAGTCGCTCGCCAAGATTGGCGACAAGCCCATGATATTGTTGGGGTTTTACTCCTCCGACGAGGAGGGACGGCACGTTGACACAAGCCGCTTTGGCATCAACGCTGTGCGGACCGACGTCGTTGCGTTCGAGTCTGTGGAGCGCGCGACGGACGGGCTTGGGTTCGTCCATGTGGCGGCCACCCGGGACTTCGAGCCAATCCCCGACGCTCTCCCGGTGTTCCATCACCGGCAGATGTCGATGATCAAGAAGGAGCAGATCAAGGCGATCACGAACAACGCCTACCAGACGAACATGGTCGTCCAGACGCAGAACTGCGTCCCGAACGAGACGATCCAGGCGAACATCGTCGCAAACCTGGGCCAGATCCAGAACTGGGTGGTCTACGCCAAGCACCACATGCGCCGGGCGGTCGTCGCCTCGGCCGGTCCGTCGCTCGACATGCCAGAGACCATCGAGGCCATCCGCCGGGAGGTCGAGCAAGGTGCGGTGCTGTTCTGCGTCAAGCACAGCCACCAGAAACTCATCGACGCCGGGCTGGTCCCTTGGGGGTGCGTCCTCCTCGACCCTCGCCCGCATGAGGGGATCTCCACACACGGACGCCCCCGGGCGGAACTGCTGCCCGCCGCGCATCCAGAGGTGCGGTACTTCTGCGCCTCGATGGTTGACCCGAGTGTGGTGAGGCGTCTTCTCGACAGCGGCGGCAAGGTCTACGGGTGGCACGCTGCCGTGGGGGCCGATGAGAAGTCGGTCCTCCCGCCCGAACACCAGAAGTTTCTGATGGGGGGAGGATCTTCGTCGGCGGTTCGCGCTATGATCCTGGCGTGGCAATTCCTCGGCTTCCAGTCGATTGGGCTGTATGGCTTCGACTCCTGTCACCTCGACGAGAGCAAGCTCGACAAGTCCGCGCGGCACCAGGATGGCACCCCAAAATACGTCCCGATGGACGTCTCGGTGGGGGGCAGGAGTCGGCAGTTCTGGACGGACAGAGACATCCTCTGTCAGGCCCAAGACTTCACCCGGCTTCTTCAGGAGAGCCCGTGGATTCAGTGGGACGCGCACGGTCCCGGCATCGTTGCGTGGCTGTGGCAGAACACGCGCGGAGTGATGCCCACGCTTGAGGAGACGTATGTATGAGCGCAGACCGCAAGTGGCGAGGGGACAACGAAAGGGTCAAGCGCACCAAGCGTCAGGCCCTGAACGCTCTCCTCGTCAACATTGCGGACAGCCTCGACGAACAGGAGCGTGAGTCCATCGCCCAAGTCTGCATGGAGGACTTCCGTGCAGACCGGGACAGCCGCGCCGAGTGGGACGCGATGCACGCGGACTGGGTCGCGGTCTACAACCAGCAGGATGCCCCGTACAACCGGCCATGGCCCGGGTCATCGGACGAGTCGCTGGGCCTCCTGACGGAGGCGTGCAACTCCTTCCAGGCGCGGGCATACAAGGCGTTCTTCGCCTCGCGTATGCCCGTCGCCGCCGTCTCGACCAGGCCATCGGACCCGAATGCCTCGCAGCGGGCCAAGCGAGTCAGCCAGTTCCTCCAGTGGTCCCTGTTCTTCAAGGACCAGACCTACAAGGAAGACAAGGCCGCGATGCTGCTACGCGTGGCGGTCCACGGGTCTGACTTCAGCAAGACCTACTTCGACCCGGTGATGAACCGGATCGTCACGCGCCCCGTGCGTGCGGAGGACCTGTTCGTCCCGTACCACATCGGCCCGATCAACATCGAGGATGTGCACCGGAAGAGCGAACTCATCCACCTGCAACTGAACGAGGGGCGGATTCGGGCTGCGGAGGGGTACTTCCTCTTCCCGCCGGAGGCCATGATGGTCGGGCAGATCGAGTCCCCGATCCAGCAGCAGAACGACAGGGACAACGGGTTCCGGCCAACCGCGACACAGAGCGAGGACATGGCCCAGATTATCGAGCAGCACCGGGATCTAGACCTGGACGGAGACGGCATTGGCGAGCCGTACAAGGTCTGGGTGGACGTGACGTCCGAGAAGTTGCTCCGCATCGAGGTGCGGTATGAGGTGGACGAGTCGGGGAGGCCCCTGAACGGCCGCCTGCCCATCGAGGAATATACCCACTACCGGTTCCTCGCGAACCCGGACGGCTTCTACGGCTACGGGCTGGGGTTCCTCCTCGGGAAGACCAACATTGCCATCAACAAGCTCCTGCGCCAGTTCATCGACGCCACGACGCTGTCGATCCACGGCAACATGAGCGGCTTCATCTCGGAGGCCCTGAACATCAGCAAGGGGCCGGTCAAGATCGAACTCGGCACCCTGAAGACGGTCTCCGCAAGCACCGACGACATCCAGAAGGGGATCAAGACCCTCTCATTCCCTGCCCCACCACCTACCCTGATGCAGGCTATCGCCCAGCTTGAGGGGCGAGCCCAGCGCATCGGCGCGACGACGGATGCCGCAGCGGGGGACATCAACAAGGTCTTCCAGCCGACGACCATGCAGACCATGGTCGAGCAGTCGCTGGTCATGTTCACCAGCGTGCAGGAGTTCCTGCTGCACTCCTGGTCCAAGGAACTGAACAAGATCTACCGGCTGCACGGCATCTACTTCCGGGGCGTCGAGGGCTTCATCTCGATTGGCCTCGAAGGCCCCGAGGAGATGGTCGTCACGGAGCAGGACTTCGCTGACGACATGCTCATCATGCCCGTTGCTGACCCGCGCATGATGACCCAGCAGTCTCGCCTCCAGAAGGCGCAGTTCCTGTTCGAGTTCGCCACCAAGAACCCCATTGTCGGGAACAACCCGGAGGTCCTCCTTGCGGTGTCAAGGAGGCTCCTTGAGGAGATGGAGATCGATGGCATTGACAGCATTCTTCCGCGATCTGTGGACGAGCTTCCTCCGCCTGCGCCAGATCCGAAGGCGATGGCGGAGCAGGCAAAGGTTCAGGTCGAGCAACAGAAGCTTCAGCTAGAGGCCCAGAAGGTCCAGCAGACGGTCCAGCTTGAAGCCCAGAAGATGCAGGTTGACCAGCAGATGAAGCAGGCATCGATGGTTGGCGACCAGCAGCTTCAGCAGATGCGGATCGAGAACGAACGGGTGATCGCTCAGATGCGGATGGAGCATGAGCGGATGATCGCCCAGGAGAAGCTGGCCCTGGAGCAGACCCTGGCGACCATGAAGCTGGAGGTCCAGGCCCAGATCGACCGCGAAAAGATCAGGCTCGACGCCGAGATCAAGCGTGAGGCGGAGCAGTCTCGGGCGCAGGCGACCCGTGAGCAGCAGCAGGCCGCAACGCAATCGACCGAGGCCGGGGCCAAGCAGGTGGCGGAGATCGTGAAGGCCATGACGACTGCCATGGCCGGGCCGAAGGAGGTCAAGATCGTGTCGCCGCCGCGCGAGGTCATCATCAATCACAAGGGCGACAACGGTTCGCCAACCTAACGAACGAAAGGGCATGACATGGGCAAGAGCCGCGACTTCTCGAACGACTTCCTCAAGCTGTTCTTCAACGGCGGAGCCATCGCCAATCTGGCGCAGAACACCGGCACGTCGCCCCTGACGGACCTGTGGTTCAGCCTCCACAGCGCAGACCCCGGCGCGACGGGCAACCAGACGACCAGCGAGGTCGGCTACACCTCCTATGTCCGTGCTGCGGTGGCGCGCACGTCGGCCGCGTTTGTGGTGTCGGCCAACACGGTGCGCTTGGCCGCGAACCTGGACTTCGCCGCTTCGACCGGTGGCGCGGCGGTCTCCGCAACCTTCTTCAGCGTGGGGAAGGGGAGTAGCGGGGCCACGCAGATCCTGTATTCTGGCACCCTGACGCCTGGGATCTCGATCTCCAGCGGCACGACCCCTCGCATCAACTCGGGCCAGATCATCACGGAGGACTGACGTGGCAGACAACGTCGGCATCACCCCAGGCTCTGGGGACAAAGCCGCAAGCCGGTCCGTCACCTATTCGGGAGAGACGGCACAGGTCCAGATCGTTGGCCTGTCCGTTGTCTCCGGTCCGGACGACGCCAAGACGGTTGAGGATGTCAGCGCAGTCGCCCCTCTTCCCGTTCGCATGGACCAGGGGCCGGGCGCTCTGGTCACCGAGAATGGTGCGCTGCGGGTTGACCCGACTCAGGTCAACGAACAGGCGCAGGAAGTCCTCAACGCCACCGGCTTGCATAGCCTTGGCGATGGGCCGCTCCAGATGGTCGGATTGCACCCAAGCTTCCCCCTGCCCATCGACACCGCGACGCCGATGCCGATTGCGGGGCGGGACTCGACGGGCGCGCAGCGGCAAGCGCTTACAGACAGCGATGGGGCGCTTCGCACGCTTGGCAAAGACGCCGGTCCTTTCTTGTATGGGCCAGACCAGGGAATATCAGGGAACCGGAACGGAGCAGTTTTCTCTGTTGAGGGATACAGCGCGATTGTGGTGTGGGCGATCACGGCAGGCTCAAACCTAGGAGTTCAGCAGTCGGTTGATGGCATCCGATTTGGGAGTGCTTCGGCTGGCGTAACGACGCTGGCGGGGGGCTTCAGCCTTGCGGCTAACGGTGGCATGTCAACAACGGAGTACACCGTATTCCCTGTCGTCGGGAAATTCGCGCGCATCAATTTCGGCGGGACGATCACAGGCCAGCCGCTGGTCCTGGTTTACCTCAAGGCCGGTCCACTAGGCTTCAACCTGTCTTTGACAACGACCAATTTGGCCCAGATCGGTGGCTTCGCCGTCACTGCAAACACTCCCCAACTTGCGGTGAATGCGTTTGGTCCGACCGCCCCAAACGCGGCCCACAGCACCAACGCGCCAGTGCAGATTTCCGGCTCAGATGGCACGACCGTGAGGCGCATCCTGACCGATGTTGCAGGAAACACCCAAGTCGTCGGCGGGCTGGTTGCGGGCGCGTCCGCTCTTCTCAGCACCACTGGCGTGCGCCCCGTTCAGCAGGGGGTGCTGGACGGAGAGGGCCGAGTTCGCCATGTGGTGGGGACGACCAGGGGGCAAGTTGGCGTTCGCCTGGACGACGCCACCACCACATCGGAAGCTGGCGTGCTTGATGCCCTCAACGATGTGGTACGCGAACTGAAACTCCTCAACGCGCGTATCGCAGATCTTCCCTATTGGCTAGGCGTCGGTGCGGCGATGCCTGATGACGCCTCGACCTTCCGCGACGACCCATATCTCTTCAATCAGTAAGGAGACTACCAATGCTTGTTCAAGGCACGACCGGCCCGGTCAACTTCGGCGATGGCGTCAACCCGCCGCTGCGCCAGGGTCGCCAGGGCGACGTGATCATGTCGGCTCTGCATGGCGAAATGTACGAGCAGAATTATCGCGGCAACATGTTCTTCACCGGTCACACCGGTCTCACGGCGCTGTCGGCTAACACGATCACACTGACGGCGACGACGACCCCCATCCTGGGCGTCTACAATCCGGCCTCGTCGCCCGTCAACTTGGTCATTATGCGCGCGATGCTTCAAGTCGTCGCGAACAACCTGACCAGCGGCGCAGCTCCGGGTGCCTTTATGTGGGCGGTCTCCACAGGCAACAACGCGATCTCCACTGGCCTGACCCCGTACAACGCCAAAAGCCTCGTCGCCGCCGGATCGCAGGGTCGCGGTTTTGCGGGTGCGACCGCTTTGACCGGCTTGACGAACAACCTCGTCATCGCTGCCGGAAGCCTCTTCAGCAGCCCCACGGGCCTGACGTACACGACCCTCGGCAGCACCTCCCTGCTGAACGGCTACGGTGGTTTCGAGAACTTCGACGGCTCGATCATCGTCCCGCCGGGTGGCGTGCTGGCGCTGCTGAATACGACCTCCTCGACGACGTTCAGTGCTTTCGGCCGTATACACTGGGAAGAAGTCCCGATCTGAGGCGCGGGATGATGACCATCGAGTACATGCTTTCGATGGCCGAGAGGCGCTTGGCGCAATTGGAACTTGCCAAGCGCAACTCGGAGCAGACCGGCGACCTTAGCGCCGTTCTGGACATCAACGACCAGATCATCCAGACGCAGGACACCATCGCAGGTCTCAAGACGACAATCGCGAGGCGAGCGGCGGAATAGCCTGCGGTTTCGCCAGGACAGGGGCGCAACATGCTGAAATTGGCGAACCGCGCGAAGATGACGACCTCCACGGTCGGGACCGGCACGATCACCCTCGGCTCCGCAGCGACTGGCTACCAATCGTTTGCGGATGCTGGGGTGGTCGATGGGGACGTTGTCCGCTATGTGGTGGAAGACGTCACCGCATGGGAAATCGGGCAGGGGACGTATGCCGCAAGCGGCACGACGCTCTCTCGCACCGTCCTTGAAAGCAGCAACGCCGACAGCCCGATCAGCCTGTCGGGCAGCGCCAGCGTGTTCATCTCGGCTGCGGCCGAGGATGTCGCACAGGTCAAGGTGGACACCTACACCACGGTCGGCAGCACCACCTGGACAAAGCCGACGTGGGCCAAGATGCTCAAGATCATCTTGATCGGTGGCGGCGGCGGGGGTGGCAGCGGGATGCGCGACTCGACAGCCTTTTCGCGTGGCGGCGGCGGGGGTGGCGGGTCAAGTGGGTTGACGATGGTCACATGCCCCGCTTCGTATGTCGGCGCGACCGAAACGGTCGTGGTCGGATCTGGCGGCGCGGGTGGTGCATCTCAAACAGCGGACTCAACTACCGGTCTCAATGGCTCATCGGGGACTGTTTCCAGCTTCGGAAGCATTGCGTCGTCGGGGCGAGGCTTGAACGGGCTGTCGGGAAGCAACAGTTTGGCTGGCGGAGGTTCGACCATCTCTGTCACGTCGATGGACAGTTTGGCGGGCGTGCAAGGGGGCAGCGGTCAAATTAGCGCAGGAAGCACAGGCACCGCTCATCCGCTGGTCTCGAATACGGGAGGCGGAGGCGGCGCAGGCAGCGGCGCAGGAAGCACCACATCTGCAAATGGTGGCGCAGGCGGCCTTATCCGCGCACCGGCGTCAAGCAGCGGAATCGTGTACGCGGATCGCGCAGGCGGCAGCGGCGGCACCGCAGGCGGAAGCGGCAGCGCGGGGATCTCTTACGATTTCTTCGACCGGGTCATGGCGACCGGCGGCGGGGGTGGCTCGTATGCGACAGGGCAGGCCACTGGTGCAGGCGGAAACGGCATTTATGGTTCGGGCGGCGGCGGCGGCGCAGCGTCTGACAACGGGTTCTCCAGCGGGGCTGGCGGCAACGGCGGCGATGGATGGGTGAGGGTAATTTCATGGGCGTGAGGCAATTTCTTCTCGACCCCGACGGAACCATCCCCGACGGCGTCAACGTCGAGGCGCTAAAGCGCGCGGGCATCCCGCTTGTGCTGCCGACGCCTCGCTGGCGTCCTGCGCCGGGAATGATCCTTGTTGAGGCAGAGCCGGAGATGAGAGACGGCGCGTTGCGGCAGGTCTGGCGCGAAGCCCCGGAGCCTCCTCCCGCACCTGACGAACTAGCGACCGAGTGATGTTGGGGTCTGCGCCGCTCGGCTCTGCGCCCCTCGGAGCGTCAGGCGGAGCGGCTCCGGCAGCCCAAGGCATCCAGGGGCTGCTGTTCCTCTTTGCGGGGCTGCTTGGGACAGGTGGCGGTGGAGTTGCGGCAGCTAACGCCTCCGCAACCGGCACCAGTACGGTTGATGCGACGACATCTGCTACCGCAAGTGCAGATGCGTCGGCAGTCGGCACAAGCACAGTTGCAGCAGTCGGGTCCACTGGTGGGGCGGTAGCCGCTGCTGATGCTGCGGCAACGGGCGCAAGCACTGTTGCGGCAAGCGCCACGGCAGTTCTCGGAACTGACGCCTCCGCAACCGGCACAAGCACAGTCGCCGCCACCGCATCCCGCACGCAGGCTGCCGATGCACTGGCATCCGGCACCAGCACCGTCGATGCCGTAGGGGCCAAGACCCAAGCGGCTGACGCGGCCGCTTCGGGCGCGAGTGTGGTTAGCGCCACCGCATCTCAAACAGCCGCATCCACCGGGTCTGCCGCAGGCACCAGCACCGTCTCCGCAACGACATCGCAGGACAGGGCGACGACTGCAAGCGCAGTCGGCACCAGCACTGTTGCGGCTGTCGGCTCGACCGGCGGCGCGGTTGTGGCTGCCGACGGCTCCGCGACTGGAGTCAGCACGGTCGCAGCGGTCGGGGCCAAAACGCAGGCTGCGGACGCGAGCGCCGCTGGCTCAAGCGTGGTGGCCGCGCAAGCAGCCCAGACGGCATCGGCTGCGGCATCGGCGACCGGGACCAGCACGGTTTCCGCAACCGGGGCGCGCACGCAGTCTGCAACCGCAACGGCTGTTGGCATCAGCACCGTCGCAGCAGACGCAAGCGAAATCTCGGCCACGAACGCAACGGCTGTGGGCGCGTCCACGGTGTCGGCCACGTCGGCGCGGGTTGCGGAGACATCGGCTTCGGCGTCGGGGGCAAGTACCGTTGCCGCGACCGCATCGGAGACTGGCGCGGCAAACGCAGACGCAGTCGGGTCCAGCACCGTTGACGCCTCCAGCGCTCGCGTCCAGGCGGCAGACGCCAACGCAGTCGGCAGCAGCACGGTCGATGCCGTCACCCCAAGCGTTGCGGCGACCTCCGCGTCAGCAATCGGCCAGAGCATTGTCTCGGCAGAGGCGCGGATCGTTGGCGGCGCGGCGTCGGTCCCGCAGAAGTTCGCTCGGTGGGCGTCGTACCAGCGCAGGCCGAATGCGTACCTGCGCCAGGTCAGCCCCGGCGTCTACCTCCGCGCCAGCACCACCGAAAGGCCGGTCGTCATCGTTAACGACCAGGAGATCGGGCCTGCCGAGGACTTGCGCGGCGAGCGCTTGGCCCGGATGCTCGCCCAAGGGCTGGACCGTAGGGATGTGCGGAAGATCCGCAAGATCCTCCGCCGCCTTGACGAGCCACCCGAAGCCGTCGAGCCCGCTCCGCAACCGAAACCAGAGCCCCCGAAGTCCGCAGAGGCGCAGAAGCTGATCGAGGAGATCAACGCCTCGACCGGTCGCCGCGTCACGATGACAACCAATTCCATCGAGGAAGAGGTTGCGGTCCTTGTGGCGCTCGGGATCATATAGCCCCCGCAACCCGCCAGAAGGACATCGCATGCCCAAGACACCCGCATGGCAGCGCAAGGAAGGCCAAAGCCCGAAAGGGGGTCTCAACGCCAAGGGACGCGCGAGCTACAAGGCCGCGACCGGCGGCACCCTCAAGCCCCCGCAGCCAGAGGGCGGCCCTCGCAAGCGGTCGTTCTGCGCCCGCATGGAAGGCATGAAGAAGAAGCTGACCTCGGCCAAGACCGCGAGCGATCCCAATAGCCGGATCAACAAGTCCCTCCGCGCATGGAAGTGCTGACATGAAGAAGCCCGTCTGGGACCGAAAGCGTCCCGCATCTCTTGGAGCGCCCAAGAGGCTCTCCCCCGCGCAGAAGGCGTCTGCGAAAGCGGCTGCGGCGAAGGCTGGGCGTCCCTACCCCAACCTCGTTGACAACATGCGCGCGGCGAGGCGCAAGTGATCCACGGTGTTGACCCCGATGAGGTCGAGAACTGGCGTCGGCACCCGGTCACGCAGTTCCTGTTCCAGGAGATCCGCAGGCAGAACGTGAACCACCGTTACCGGGTTGCCTCCGACCTTCTAACGCTCGGCCGCGCGCAGGGCTTCGACGAAGCTCTTGCGCTGGTGGGTAGGTTGCTCAATTCGCCCGAATCGATAGGCTGATCCAGAACGGAGGCCCGCATGATCCGCAGAGCCAAGCGCATGAAGACAAGCCAGATCGACGCAGCGATGGAGGTCCTCCGCAGCAAGGGGCGCTATGGCGACACGGAGCTTGCCCATGTGAACCCGCGCGAGAAGGCGATCCTGAAGGCAATGGGCGGGAGCGGAACGAGGAACCCACGCACGGGTTTGCGGGAGTATTACGACGAAGGCGGATCGCCTGCGGGGGACACCGGCGGGATGATGGGCGACACGACCGGGCAGTCCCCGGTCTCGGGCATCGTCAGCGGCGAAGCGTTCGGCCCTGCGGAGCCGACGTTCATGGAAACCGCCAAGGGTTACATGACGCAAGCCCTTGAAGACCCGAACAATATCCCGGGGCTTGGATTCACTGGCATGGCCCTCGGACAGGTCATGTCTGCTGCCAACCGCTCCGCCCGCGAAGCGGGGTATTCGGTTCAGGACCCGATCAGGGAGCGCGAGGCATACGAGGCCGGGTTCCAGGGCAACCGCTCCATGGGGGATAACATCGCGGCGGCACTCGGGTCCGTTCCTGTCTCCGCCCCGACTCCTGCCTACTTGCGGGGTGGGTCCATGTCCCCCCCGCAGGAGATCTCGTCCTTCATCGGCCCGGGGATGACCGACCTTCAGCAGCGAGCCCTGATCTCCACATACGGCACGCAGGGGGTAAACAGCGCCTTCCGCACCGACCCCGTGCGCCGCTACTACGCGAATCTCCTGTCTCGCGGGCTGATTTCCGACCAGGGCTCGCCCGTGCAGCAGCCCTACATCTTGCCCATCGAGCAGCAATATGCCTCCATGGTGCTGGGCCGCCCGATGACCAACCCCTCGGATGCGGCGGCGGCCTATGAGTCGATCCGGGGCCTCCTGTGAGGAGAGTGCCGTGAAGAAGAAGCCGATGAAGAAAGGTGGCCGGGGCTGTTAACAGCCCGGACCACCAGGAAGGGTGGGGCCTGATTCCCCCTCCTGTCAGACCCCCCCTTCCGCACCTTCCTCAAATCGCTACGTTGCGAACTGGGCATCCCGCCCAAGAGGAAGGTATGAGCAAGAAACTGAAGCCCTTGTTCGCAAGGGTTGTGGTTCGTGCTGAGACGCTTCAGGCGTCCATCGCGAGCAAGTTCTCCGGCCTGTCGAAGATGGGCTTTGAGATCCCCAAGACCGTCGAAGACAAGATGATCCCGGACGAGGGCGTCGTCATTGCTGTGGGCGAGGCCTGCGAGGTGATGAAGCCCGGCGACCGGGTGCTGTTCGGCAAGTGGGCGGCCAAGCCCATTGCGTTCGAGCCCGGCCTCTACGTGATGCAGGAGGAGGACATCATCGGCATCATCGAAGACGACGGGAAGGGAGGCTCCGCATGAGTGCAGAGCGCATCGGGAACCGGGTCGAGGTGTCGGATGACGAAACGGTCTCCCCGCAAAAGCCCGCTGAGACCCAACCGGCCGCAGCCCCCGCCAGACCAGTCCCAGCCCTCAAAGCCCAAGCAAAGCCCGAAGAGGGCGAGGAGAAGGGGACGGACTGGGTAGAAATCGACGACCCCAAGCTCAAGGCCCGGTTCAATCGCCTGTATCGGCACACCAAGGAGGCCAACGAGCGGGCGGAGAAGACCGAACGCCAGATTGCGCTCCTTGCGGAGCAGAACAACAAGCTCCAGAAGGCCCTCGAAACCATCGCTGGCGGGCTCAAGGACAAGGAGACCCAGGCGGAACTGGCTGACCTCAAGCGAAGCGCCAAGGAAGCCCTGGCAACGGGCGACACCGAGGCCTTCATGGAGGTCAACGAGCGTCTCCTGGAGATCAAGCAGGAAACCAAGAAGCCTGCCCCTGCGCCTGCTGACGCCGCGCCGCAGCCGATCAGCCAAACGGAGGAGAGGGTCCTCCATACGTGGCAGCAGGCTACCGGCGACGACGGGGAGGTGTTGCGTCCTTGGGCGCAGCCGAACCACCCCGAGTTCGCCGCGACGCTGGACATGATCGAGAAGCTCTCCAAGGAGCCGGAGATGGCCAATGCGTCCATCCGCGAACTCCTCAAGGAGGTCGATAGGCGCATGGCCAAAGTCCTCGACATCGACGACGAGGACGAGCCGCGCAACCCTGTCCGCAGGGCTTTCGCGGCTCCGCGCGGCCGGGCCGCCCCTGCCGAACGGCAATCCACCGCACTGACGAATCAGGAGCGTGTGATCGCTGAAGCGATGTTCATGGGGAGTCGTGGGTCTCTTGCCAAGACGGCGAAGGAAGCTCACGAATTGTATCTCAAGCAGAAGCGACTGACCGGTAGGTCGGTTGCGGTGGAGGACTGAATATGTCAGACAGCAACGAAATCGAATCCGCAGCCGGTGCGCTTGCGGATGCGGTGAAGGGCCGCAGGAAGGTCGCGAAGAAAGGGAACCGTAGCTGGGCTCCCGCCGCGCCACTCGGCATCAAGAGCAAGGACCCGTCGAGCAGACTCCGGTGGGTCCACGCCGAACCGGCCAACATGCTGCGAAAGCGAGCGGAAGGCTGGGAGCAGGCACGCATGGGCGACGCTATCCACGACCGTCCGAACGGTGTGGACAGCGGAGCGGGAACACCAGCCGGTGTGCTGGAATACCGGGACATGGTCCTGATGAAGATGCCCGAAGAGATGGCTCGCGAGCGTGAGGAGTACTACCGCAACGCATCGCAAGAGCAGGTTTCGGGACTCAAGACCAGGACCAAACGAGACATTCGCGCCAGGACGGGCGTCACCGTCGAAGGCGACATCACCATCGATTAACCCCTCCATGAGGAGACACAACCAATGACCGACGCTCCCTATGGCCTTCAGGCCATTCGGAACAAGGCCGCTGGGAACACGCTCCGCACGAAGCTCTATCGAGTGACTGCGTCGGGCAACACCCAGGGGATCTTCATCAATGACCCGGTTCGCTTCAATTCGGCGGGCTTGGGCGTCATCCGGCTCTCGTCCAACGCGGCGGCGAACACCCGCTGCCTGGGCGTCGTGTCGGAACTGTTTGACGAAAACGGCAAGCCGCTGACCTTCAGCCTCCCCACCCGTGGCCCGTTCCTTCCGGCGGCGACGGCTGGCTGGGCTGCGGTCTACGACAGTCAGCAGGTCACGTTCATGTGCCAGGTGGACGCCTCCGCTGCGGAGACGCTCGTCGGGCAGTACGTGTCCCTGACCGCCGCAACGAACGGCAACACCGCTGCTGGCACCTCGGTGATGCAGATCCGTGCGGCGTCGGCAGACACCTCGGTCAAGACCTTCCAGGTCCTTGGTCTTGCGCCGACCGAGGCTCGCGGCCTTGGCTCGGTGGCGAACAATGCGGCCTGGGGCAATGCCTTCATCGACATCGAGGTCCGCATCGCTCTCCACTCCTACACCTCGACCTGATAGGGAGGCGAGAACATGACAACCGGAACTGGCAATCTTCCCGAACTCCTGTGGCCCGGCATCTCGACGATCTGGGCCGACACCTACCGGCGATACCCGCCGCTGTGGAACCGCTTCATGATCCTGCGCCGCAGCACCAAGGCGTTCGAGAAGGAGCAGGGCGTCACCGGCTTCGGCCTTGTGGGGCAGAAAGACGATGGGGATTCCGTCCCCTACGTGGACATGCTCCAGGGCTATCAGCGTGAGTACGTCAACCTGACCTACGGGCTGGGGACGACGATCACCCGCGAACTGATGGAGGACGAGCAGTACAACGTCATCAACAACGTGCCGAAGATGCTGGCGGAGTCGATGCGTCAGACCGAAGAAACGGTCGCCGCCTCGGTCTTCAACCTGGGCTTCAGCACGATGCTTGGTGCCGATGGGCTCCCGTTCTTCAGCGCGACGCACGCCAACGTCCGAGGTGGCACGCAGCGCAACATCCCCGGTGTCGCCTCGGATCTCACGCAGGCGTCGCTGGAGCAGTCGTACATCGACATCCACGACTGGCGCGACGATTCGGACCTGAAGATCAACCTCATGCCGGAGAAGCTGCTGGTGGCCCCCACCAACCGCTTCGTGGGTGAGAAGATCCTCGGGACGAAGTTCGCGGTGGGCTCTGCTGACAACGACATCAATCCGATGGCGGGCCAGCTTGAGCTGATCGTGAATCCGTTCCTGACGGACCCGGATGCGTGGTTCATCATCACGAACGCCAAGGCGGGCGCGACCTTCTACCGTCGCCGCAACGCCGAGATCACCCGTGACAACGAGTTCGACACGGAGATCCTCAAGACGAAGACGACGGCGCGCTTTTCCGTGGGTGCCACGGACTGGCGTTACGCCTACGCTTCGGCTGGCGCGTAAGCCCAGGCAACATCCTGGCTGGGTGAGGGGGGCTTCGGCCCCCCTTTCTCATGGGGTACTTGTGAACGAAGCCGTGGGCAGTAGAGTGCCGGAAGATCAACAAAGGATCTCCCCATGACAGGCAAGACCCAGTTCATCGGCCCCGTCGCTTCTGGCGTGGACAGCGGCGCGACTGCGCTCACCACGAAGGCTTATGGCCGGTTCACCGTCTGGACGCAGGTGACCCCCGTTCCGGTCACGTCCCTGCCTGTTGCGGTCCTGCCGTTCGATGCCGTTCTCCGCGAGATCAACGTCTGGAAGTCCGGGGCGTTCAGCGGGGAAGCGCTTGTGAAGTTCGGCACGGTTGCCGGTGGCTCCGACAACCTCGGCAGCGTCTCGGTTTCCGGGACTGCGATCTATCGGGTCAACGCCGCGACGGCGCAGACGACACTCCCGTTCAGCCATGCGGGCGTCTCTGCCGCCGGGACGCCAATCTACCTCTCCACGGGAGCGATCTCCGGCGCGTCTTCTGCGCTTGCGTCGGCCGCCTTTGTGGAGGTGGTCTACACCCGCATCAGCCTTGCGGATCGCCCGGATCTCGTCGCGGCCATGAAGGGCAACGACACGACCTACCAGGGTCCGGTGCGGTCTGGCGCGCAGGATGTCGGCATCCCGGCTCGTCTGGTGTGCGGCACCCTCAAGACCTCGCAGCAGGCAACGGCAGCGTCGTCGCCGGTCTCGGGCCAGGTCATCGGGGTTCTCCCCTATGGCTCCTACCTCAACGAGATCAACTTCTATTGCCGCTCGGCCCCCGCAGGCGAGGCGACCGTGCGGTTTGCGGTGGATGGGGAGTCGGACAACCTCGGCAGCGTTTCCGTGTCGGCGGCCGGGACGTATTCCCTTGCGCTGACGACTGCGGTTCGCGCGACACTCCCCCGGGGCATCAACGCGGGCTCGTCCCGCCCGGTCCGCATGTCGGTCCTCGCTGCTTCCGGCAGCGTGGCGGCGCTCCAGGGCGTTGGGGAGATCGTCTTCACGCGCCTGGGCCAAGGTGACGGATACCCCGGCATCGGCCAAAAGGAGACCACGTTCCAGGGGCCGATTGCGACTGGCCAGCACCTGGGGACGTGGGGCGAGAAGAAGCCCGAACTCGGATGGGGCCGGTTCTCCAAGCTGACGACCAACATCGCCTCCACCAACGGGGTGGTCTCGGGCCAGCTTGTGGGGTTCCTCCCCATCGGAGCGGCTCTGGTCGGCATCAACTACATCGCCGGTACGGCTGCCGGTGGCGAGGCCACGGTTCGTGCGGGTACGTCCCCCACGGTCTTCACTTCGGACACCCTCGGCAGCGTGTCGGTCTCTGCGGCTGGCATCTACTCGGTCATTGGTGCGACGGCTGTCGGCGCGTTCGACAACTCGGGCATCAACCGGGCCAAGTCCGGTGCGACGGCTCAGGCCATCTACATCAACGTCGCCGCTGCATCCGGCAGCATCGCGTCGCTTTCGGCCAACTCGGCCATCGAGATCGTCTATACCCGTCTCGACCCTTCGATCTACGGAGTCTGATCCATGGCGCGGCCCAAGCTCTGGTCCTTCTCGATGACAAGCGGGGAGACCACCACCGTCTATTGGCCCACGGACACCTGGGTCAGCACGCAGGAATACGCCATCGTGTTTCGCCATCCGGGCGGGACTGGCGGGTTCATGTCTGGATGTTCGGCAGCGTGGAGCATCGACCGTGTCCTCGCGACGGGCGTCGCTTCGGCGCACTTCGTGCAGATCACGGCTTTCTCCACAAACTCGCAGATCGTCCACGAAGACCCTGCGTCCTGCTTCCGGTTCGTCCTTCGGGCGAGCGGTGCGGCCACGCTCGAAATCATGGCTATGCAGAGCGGACCTGAGCGGGCGTTCTGATGGGGCAGTGGACGGAGCGCAATCGCTGGAGGCGAGGCAGGTGGCTCGTCCAGGACGACGAGAGCGGCTTCGTTCACTATTCGGATCAGGTCGTCCGTCGCTGGGATGGGCTCTACGTCCGCAAGGACCAGGACGAGCCCATCGACCCGCAATGGTTCATTACTTCCGAAAACGACCCGGCCCCGCTCCCGTTCGTCCGACCTGAAGCTGCCGCAGGCCCCGCCTGCAAGACCGGTCGCGCCTACGATGCCAACAACAAGCCAATCCGGAACTTCCCCGGGTACGACCTCTACATCGGGAGCAGCGTGGGGAGCATGGAGATTGGCTGCTCCTTCATCGTGTTCCCCGACACAGGCCCCTATCCCCCTCGGTGACCCATGGCGCAGCAGGACAAGGCAACGCTCAAGCAGGCTTTCGAGACGGGTGACGCGCCAACGGGCAGCGACTTCGAGAACCTGATCGACAGCCAGTTGAACCTTGCGGAGACGACGGCGCAGACCGTCAACGGTCCGGTCAACTTCGCCGGAGGCGTTACCTTCGCCTCGATTTCCGCTGCGGTGGTTGGCGGCAACGCCGCTACGTTCAACACGGTCAGCACGTCGGCCCTGGCCGCCGCGACGGTGTCCGCCGCAGGGATCTTCGGGCTCGCGCGAGGCGAGTGTTACGCCACCAGCAATGGGGTCATCTCGACGACGGCAATCAACAGCTATGTCGTGACGAACGTGGGAACGAGCGCCGACTCCTTGGCGCAGTTCACCCACAACGGCTCCGGAAGGCTGACCTACACCGGGGTTCAGACCAAGAACTTCATGTTCGACGTGGACTTCACGGTCAGCGGCGTCACCGCAAGCCAGAACGTCGCGGTTCGCCTCGGCAAGGATGGGACGTCACAGCCAAAGACGACCATCGAACTGCGCCTTACGGCTACGTCGGCCCCGTTCTGTGGCCACGCAGGGGGAATCCTCTCGATGGCCCCGAACTCGTATGTGGAGGTCCTGGCGACCGCTACGCTGAACGTGAGCAACATTGTCTTCGAGAAGCTGAACCTTCGCGCCCGCGAGGTCTGACATGGCGTCGCCCTATCTCACGGTTCTGGAGATCATCAACGAGGTCTGCGACCGGATGAACATCCGGCGCGTGACCGCCACAACCCAGAACATGTTCACGAAGAACAGCATCAACCTCCTGAACGACATCATGGAGGAGCTTGCGGACCTCGGAACGTGGAACGAGCTTCAGGCTTCGGCTGCGGTGACGATGGTTTGCGGGCAGTCGATCTACAGCATCGACACGACGGCTCTGGTCACCGCAAAGCGGTTCATCCACTCGATCCAGGAGGTCTCGGTGTCCGGACGCGTCCCGCCCCTGGAGCCGATCTCCGACAAGAACGAGTTCCGGATGCTCAACCGGGTCAACAGCATCGGCCAACCATCCCGATACATCATCGAGGGGGTGGACTCCCTTGGCAACCCACGGGTCGGCGTATTCCCGCGCCCCGGGGCGAACTACGCGGGGAACTCGGCCTTCGTGAAGTTTCAGGTGCTGCCGCCCAAGTACGTCGCAGGCACCGATGACAACGTGGTCGTCCCGTTCCCTGGTCGGGTGGTCATCCTGGGCCTTGTGGCGGCATCGCTGCTGGACGAGAGCGGCGGGGCTGAGACGCGGCAGTATCAGGCGGCCCAGATGAAGTACCTCGCGTCCCGCAACTCGTCCCTTGGTCGGCAGACGGCCAAGACCGGCGAGTATGTCCGGGTCCAGCCAGGGATCACGTCGAGGTCCTGATGCCGGAGCGGTATTACCAGATCGCCCGTCGCGGGCTGGCGACGAACTTCACCGAGACAGAGATCCCGCTGGATTACGCCCAGCGATTCCGCAACCGGTTCATCAACGCTGCCGGTGGTGCCGAGAAGCGCCCCGGCTACGTGGCTCTGACCGGTGCGCTGCCCACGAAGGGCATCGTCACGGGGCTGCACGAATACATCGACAAGGACGGGGTGGCGACGCTCTTCGCGTCTTCGGACGGCATCGTCTTCCGCTACAACGGGTCTTCGGCTTGGACCCAGGTGTGGCAGGCGACGACGGCAGCCCGTATTCGTGCGGTGCAGTTCGACGACAAGCTGGTGTTCTGGAACGGGTCGGATCGGCAGGTTTACATCGACAACGCCACCGCAAGCTTCGAGCGGCTCCAGCCCCTCATGGAGCAGGGGACGTGTGGTGCTGCCACATCCGCTGCCGCTCTGACCGACGCCGCTGTCACCGACTGGACGGCGCAGACGTTCGTCGGCCCTGGCGACATCGTGTTCAACGCCAAGCGTGGGGCGTATGGGCTGGTCACGGCCGTGACGTCGTCGCGCGTGACGCACACCCCGATCAGTGCGGCTGCGCGTGGGTTCGGAAGCACGTTGGCCCCTATCTCGGGCGCGCCCGTTGGCGGCGAGCCGACGCCCGGAGACGCCTACCGGATCTTCGACAGCATCGAACTGAACGTGGTCTCGAACGACGGGATCATGGACAACGTCGTGACCATCGTTGCGACCAGCACGACCCCGACTCAGACCTACATCTCCGTCTCCGCAGACCGCGTCCCCGACTGGACGACCACCTCCATGCGTGCGGGCGACATCGTCCACAACACGACGAAGAACGCGGCATCCTTCGTGTCGCAGATCCTGTCATCCGGGATCTACGTCTCCCCATCGATTGCGACCACATCGGCAGGCGACTCCGTCGTCCTCTATCAATCGGCCATGCCCATCGCTTCGTGGATTCACGTCCACTTCGGCCGCGCCTGGATGATCGACTCCCGAGATCCCCGCAATGTCGTGGCGTCCGGTGCCAACGACATCCAGGACTTCACGGTGGACAGCCAGAGCTTGGAGACGCGGACGGTTGCGGTGGGCTCCCAGCAGCCCGGGGCGGACCCAGCCCGCAGCATCGCATCGTTCCAGACCTACCTCATCATCGGAACGGAGCGGGCGGTCTACGCCTATCGAGGCACCGCTCCCGCCGACCTGGAGCCTGCGGGCCTGTTCCCCCAAGGCGTGGTCGCCGCAGACGGCTTCGTGAACACCGGCAACGACCTGTCGTTTGTCGGGTATGACGGGCTGCTTTCGATCAGCCTCCTCATCAACACGAACAACCTGCAACGCTCGAACATCTCGGAGCCCATCAAGAACACGCTGCGAGCCATCATCAGGGATGTTGTGGAGAGCCCGAACCCACAAATCCAGGTGGTTAACTATCAGCGTCGTTCATGGATCGTGATGAAGATCGCGAGCAAGCTTTACGTGTATAACTATGCCAACTTCGTCATGGACGACGGCAAGATCGTCGCTGGCGCAAGCTGGTCGGACTTCGACGGGCAGATCGGCCTCCAGAGCGCCCTCTATGTCCGGGCCAACTCGGATCTGCTGCTGGGCGGCGCAGACGGCAAGGTCTACGTTTTCGACCAGGGGACATTCACTGATGACGGTGCGGTGTTCCCCACCGAATACATGCCCGGGTGGCTGAACCTTGAGGAGCCGCGTCAGTCGATGCGGATCAAGACCGGGTCCTATATCGTGCCGAACTTCCAGGTCGGGGGCGCGGTGGTCTACACCATCGAGGCTACCGGGGACTTTAACCTCCAGTCCTACGACCTGATTACGGTGACCGCCCAGGAAGAGTTCGGCGGCAGGCCGGTTGGCACGTTCACCATTGGCAGCGACTTCGTCGGCATGGCCCGCACCGTTGAGGGGAAGAACCCGCTACGATGGCGCGGCGCGCATTTCCGGCTTTCGTTCCGCACGAATGATCCATACGGTCCTGACGTACTCGCCGGGTTTTCGGTATACGGGGACATTCACGGGAGACGTTGATGGCAGGTCTGTTTGATTTCCTCGGCCCCGCTCAGACGGCCCTGAACCTTGCCGGTGCGGGAAGTGCTGTCGCCAGCTTGTTCGGTATGGGCCGGGATCGCCGCACGGAAAAGGCCATGCGGGCGCAGGCGGATCGGGCCGCACAGCTTTCCGAGGCACTGGCGAACCCGAATAGCCCACTCTTCCAGAGCATGGCGTCGGATGCCCTTCAGCAGCAGCGGACCGCGCGCCTCCAGGGCATCTCGGACTATGTGCGCGAGCAGGAGAGGCAGGCTCGTCGGTTTGCGGGTGCGGGCGGCAACGCCTCGTTCTACGCCCGCAACCCGAGGCGCGATGAGGCAATCGCAAGAGCCCTGATGATGGCTGGCCAGAACGAGCAGGCCCAGGCCAACCAGCAGGCGCGGCAGACGCTCATGGGCGGGCTCCAGGGCATCCAGGGGGCCATGGGCGCGACCTCGTCTGCCGCGAACGTGGCAGCCCAGAACGCTCTGATGCGCCAGCAGGGCTTGCCGTCCGCCCTGTTTGGGGTGTCCAGGTTCCTCAAGGAGATCCCAATGGGCGGGTTTGAGTCTCCGGTCGGTCGATACGACGAGACTGTCAGCAAGAGCCCGATGACTCCAGAGCGGTTTAGCGGACTGCTTGGCGGAGGCGTCTGATGGCTCTGGACGAAGAAGACGACATCACGCTTGAGGGCGGCGAAGGGGTAACGAGCCCGCTTGCTCCGTCAGGCATGGAACAGCGGCTCTCGGGGACGGGCGCGAACTCGGATGCCATCATCCAGGCGTTGCTCTCCCAAGCGTTGCGGACCGGGTCCCAGGGAGACGCGCGCCCATCGTATGCGGCAGATGCTGCAAACGCCCAGACGCGGGTGGCGAAGATCCTGTCCAAATCCCTTGGGGAGCTTGAGGGATCTGGGGGCCTTGAGCGGCTTGGTTCGGCCGCCATGCAGACCCTTGCGGGGCAGGGGAGGGTCTCTCTCCCGCAGGTGATGGCAGCGCAGGAGCAGCAAGACGTAAGCAGGGCTTACAACATCGCGAACGCCCTGTCTGGGATGGCCAAAGCGGCGCGTGGCGGGGCGGCGGACATCAACCCCGTGCAGTTGATGGGTCTGATCGCCCGCAACCAAGAGAACGCACGTCGCGAACTGGAGGGTTTCCAAGGTAACGTCGAGGCGCAAATACGCACCCTTTCGTCGCAGTATGACGACCCGGCGGCGGCGAGTCAGGTCTTGCGGCAGTATCTTGTCGAGAACGGCAAGAACGTGAAGGACTACGCCTCCGCAAACAAGGTGATGGCAGGCGCGGCGCAGGCCCTTTCGGCGTCTGGACTGCCACGCAAACGAGGCGCAGGATCAGAGCGAATGACCCCCGCGCAGACTGCGAACTTAGCTGCCCGCACCGAAGAGAACGAGCGGCGCGGACAAGCGGGCCTCCAGGGGGGTATCGAGGCGCAGATCCGGACCCTTTCGTCGCAATACGACGACCCGGCGGCGGCGAGCCAAGTCCTGCGGGATTATTTTGCCGAGAACGGCAAGGACGTGGAGGACTACGCCTCCGCAAACAGGGTGATGGCAGGCGCGGCGCAGGCCCTTTCGGAGTCGGGGCTGCCGCGCAAGCGAGGCGCGACAGCAGGGCGAGCGGCGGCTCCTGAGCAGCAGCCCGCAGCCGCCCCTGAGCCGGGCGGCATGTATACGGACGACGACGGGACCGTGAAGTGGCGCAACTTCACGCGCGACGGCAAAACCCCGCTCTCCGAGTGGGAGAAGCAGGCGAACTACATCGCCAGCGTCAGTGGGCCAGAAGCCGCGAATGCGTTCGTGCTGGAGCGGTCGGGGCGGACTTCCGGGGCGCAGGCCAGGGAAATGCAGGCGCGGAAGTTCGAGTTCCAGGCCGGTCAGGCCGCGAGTGCGGCGACGCAGCGGTTCAACACCGAAGAGAGCCGCATGATCTCGACCCTTGCGAAGCAGTACGGCACGAACGCCACGGTCGTGGAGCAGACCATGCGGGATTTCATCCAGCGTGGCATCACCGAACAGGGTGTGGACCCGAACAACCTCGATGCGCGTCGGGCGCTCCTCAATGGGGCGGTCACGAACCTCAATCAGTTGAACATCAAGATGGAGCCGAGGCCGCAGGTCCAAAAGCTGATTGGGGACTCGAACATCCCCATGCTCCCGGATGGGCGTCCGAACTACGTCGCAAGCATTCCGAACCCCAAAGACGCTTTCGGCCGGTTGTGGAACGCAGCGCCCCCCGAAAGGCGGGCCGAGATGCTCGCGCGCAAGATCGACGAGACGATTGCTGGCAAGGAAGGGATGCAAATTTCGGTCGCGACATCGCCGGATGGGTCGTCTTCCGTTGTGGTCGGCGGCAAGGCGGGGGCCGCCGCGAACATGCAGGCTGTCCGGGAGTACGAGGCCGCCATGACCGGGTACGACTCGGCCAGACCCGTCCTGGATCGCATGAGCCAGCTTGTCGCGGAGGGCGGGCAGACGATCATCGGTCCACTTGGGACCGTCACGAACTTCCTTGGGTTCGTGAAAGGGGCGGCCAACGAAATCTTCGGCGGCGCTTTGCCGGAGGACCTGCGCGGCACGGACGCAGAGGTTGCGGAGCGCTTCGATAGCGTCATGGCGAAGGCCGGACTGCGTGACAGCGGGCTTGCGAAGTTCGTCAGCACGGTCAATGACGAGCGAGCGCAGGCCCTCAAGACCAACATCGTGTTCGCGACGTACTACATCGCGAAAACGCTTGATGGCACCGGCAACTTGTCGAACAAAGACACGCAGAGCGTCCTCAGTGCGTTTGGTATGGGGTGGAACTCCGCCAACTCTGCCAAAGCGGCAATCAAGGAGACCGAGAAAGCTCTTCAGGCCCGCGTCGAGGCTCGTTGGCGCGCAGTCGAGCGCACGGCTCCACAAGGCGCAACCATGCCTCGCTCCCCAAGCTTCGGGCAGCAACCGGCCGCCGCCGGGCCTGGGCAGAAGGCCTATCCAGCCCCCAGCAGGGCAGCCATTGACGCCTTGAGGGCTGGACGAAAGAACGACGGGACACCGGTCACTCGCGAGGAGTTCGAGAAGTACTTCGGGCCGGGCTCTGCTGAACGCGTGCTTCGTGGTGGAGGCTGATCGTGGCTGGCCCGAATCCGTTTGAGGGGATGGAAGAGAGAGAAAATCCGTTCGCCGGAATGGAGGAGGATGGCCCGGCTGCTGCCTCCCCGCCCGAGCGCAAACAGGTCATGGGCGCTTCGGGTGTTGGCGGGACCATCATGGAACTCCGCAGACTTGAGGCGGAAGCTGCTGCCAGGCCCCCGGTTGGGGAGGCTACAGCCCAGGTCATTCCCGGAGACGCCGCAAGGGGGCCAAGGCTCTCTCCGTTCCAGCCCTCTCCCGCTGGCATGGCGCAGGCCCTTGGGATTCGGGTTGGGGAGTTCCCAAGCAGGGCGGGTCCTGGCTTCTTCCAGGACGAGCTTGCGGGCTATCGGCAACTCTACCCGGAGTACGAGTTCGAGGAGGTCGGCTCGCGCCTGTTCCCCGTCACGGAAGAGATGCGTTCGGCTGGCGTGCCTCGGGGGCTCGCTTCGACTGGCCCCCTCGCGGGCAAGGTCGTCTTCCGCAAACGCCCTGAAGTCGGCGGGATTGCGGAGCCATGGACGACGCTCTCACAGCCCGGGACGGTCACCATGGGCGACATTCGGTCCATGGCCGGGAGCGTGCCGCAAACGGCCGGGGCCATTGCCGGGACGCTGATCGGTGCGCGCTTCGGCGGGGCTCCAGGTGCGGTGGTCGGTGCGGGGCTTGGTGGGGCTGCTGGTGAACTTGGCCGCCAGGAGATCGGGCAACAGGTCTTCGGCGCGCCAAACTTGGCCGCCTCCGCTCGCGTGTGGGAGGCCACAAAGTCTGGCGTGACCGAGGCCGCCATGGCCCAGCTTGGGAACTACGCCGACAAGGCGTACCGGTTCTTCCGGTCCGCTGGCGTCCCGATCCAGTCCATCCCCACCGCTGATTTCAAGCGGCTCCAGGCGGAGCTTGCCGACATCATCGGTGAGGACGCGGCGAAGCTGCTCACGGCCGGAGATGTCATGGCGAGCGAGACGCCAGGGGCATTCCTCGCCGCCATCGAGAAGAAGATCGCGGAGCGTGGCTCTGCCGGTGGCCTGGACATCGCCTCGATGTTCCTCAAGCGGCAGCGGGAGAAAGAAGATCTCCTGATGCGTCGCCTTGAGGCCATCACAGGAGCGCAGTTGCCATCGGCAACGGACGCAGAGACCGCGATGCGGGCGGTCGATGAGCGTCTGGCTCTCATGGGGATGCCGAAGACCGACGAGATCGCAAACCTTCAGCGGCAGTTGGCCCAGCTTCAGCAGGACGTCCCGGCACTCAAGGACAGGGCTGCCATTGCGAAGCTGGACGAGATCATCCGGGCGTCCGGAGGCGTCCCGCGTTCGGAGGCCGCCACCGCAGAGGAGGTTGGGCGGGCTCTGTCGAACGTTGTTGGCCCGGTTGCGCGCCAGGAAGTCGAGCAGGTCGGCAAGATCATCCACCCAGACCTTGCGGTGGGTGCGGAGGCCAAGTCGGCGGCGGACAAGGCGTTCAAAAGGTCCGTGGAGCGGGCTCAGGACATCATGGAGGAGGCCAAGCTCTATGGCGGCATGGCCGGAGAGATGGTCCCCGAGGCGACCATCGCGGCTCTCGGTCGCTGGGCGACCCAGATCGAGCGGGACATCATCCCGGCTCTCTCCGCAACGGACCGCAAGGTGGTCGAAAGCGCCCTCGCCGTCCTCGTCGATGAGAAGGGCAAGCCGAAGCGGTCGGTCTCCTATGACGACCTGATCGCAACGTCGAGCAACCTCAAGGCGGCGATCCGCAGCGGCTTCACCAAGGAGTGGAACGTCAACCTTGAGATGATGTCCGACCTTGAGGAGGCCATCTTCCAGGACACCATCAAGCTCCTGCCGCGCAATCTGGCCGAGCAGCTTGTGGACGCGAACACGATCTACCGCAGCCAGAAGCAGGCGTATCGGCAGGCTGGCCTCGACAAGTTCCTCCAGCGGGCTTCTGGGGGTGCCGACTACCTCACCAACTCGGCCGCCGCAGGCCGCATCTTCAACAACGTGGACACCTCGACGGCTCTGTCACGGCTCCTCACCAAGCCGGAAGACCAGGGGACGCGCGACATCATCAAGGGCGGCCTGTTGTGGGACCTCGACCAGAGGTTCATCGACACCAAGGGCAACGTGAACACAAACGGGCTGTCGAGGTGGATCGCTGACAATGAGGTGATCCTGCGGTCTTGGTTCACCCCGGAAGAACTCACGAAGATCCGGAACCTCGAAACGTTCACGGAACGGCGCGTCGGACTGGGACTGAAGCCGGGCGACACTTACGACGCATGGTTCGGCCGGTTCTGGGACATGCCTGCCGAGCGGGCGCAAGAGGCTGTTGCTGCGATCCGCCGCCGACTCCCCAAAGAAGACGCCGAGAAGCTTGTGGGGCAGGTCAAGTCCCTGGCCAATGCGCGCCTGCGCCGGGACTACGTGACGTTCAACGACGAGGGAGAGCAGACCTTCAGGCACGCAAAGTTCTTCACCGATCTCGGGAATGGGCGCGCCGACTGGATCGCGCGTGCAATCGACCCCGGGTTCGGGACTCGGTTGAGGGACATGGCGACGTTCTTGCGGCAGGAGAACACCAGGTTCGCGTCCGACATCCAGCGGCTCCAGCAAGAGATCATCTCGGCGGAGAAGCGTCTCGCGAACGACAAGGCTGCCGCAGAGGCGTTCAATGAAGTCGCCAAGCAGCAAAGGGCGGCCTTCAGCTTCTCTGCCGGGTCCAAGCCCAGCGACTACGCTCGCCTTGCCGACAAGATCCTTGCGGAGGCGAACAACACCTCCGCAAAGACCATCGTGTCGTATCTTGAGCAGCAGGCCCCCGAGCTTCTCCCAGACTTCCGCAGGTCGATGCTGGCCGCGTTCTATCGGTCGGTGACCAAGCCAAGTGAAGCTGGCGTCGGCGCGGCGACTGGTGGCCGCGACGCAGCCCTCAACGTCGAGAAGCTCTTCGATTTCGCCAACGACCCCGCCTCCATGGAGTTCATGCAGACGATCTTGGGGCGCGGGATCGACGCAAAGAAGGCAATCGGCGACCTCGCCAAGACTGGGGCAATCCTGAACCCGAGGGCGCAGAAGGCAGTCATCACGGACCAGCAGAACCCCGCAACAATTGCCCTGAAGGCGTTCGAGGCCAGCAAGCGTGTGGTGTTTGGGGTTCTCTCCACTGAGGCGCGCCTCGCCAACTCGCTCATCCGGTGGCAGAACGGGGTGCTTCAAGACCGCGCAGCCAGGGCGCTTCTCGACCCGGAGGAGTTCGGCCGACTGGTCCGCATCGGCCATCGCACGAATGCTGACATCGGTGCCGCAACCGCCGCAGGTGTGGGGCTGTTCTCGGAAGCGATGCAGGACATCTTCGCTGACTTCGAGCCGGGCAAGGGGCGTGGGCGCGAGGATATCGCTCGCGGCGCGGGCTCTATGGCTCGCAACACGGGCTCATGGCTCTACAACCAAGTCACCAAATGAGGAGAATGCGATGAAGAAAATGTCAAAAGGCGAGAAGAAGGTCGAGAAGGTGATGGGGGAGTACAAGCGAGGCAGCTTGCACAGCGGCAAGGGCGGCTCAGCCGTCAAGAAGCGTGGGCAGGCCATCGCCATCGCCCTCTCGGAGGCCGGGATGGCCAAGAAGCGGAGGGCGTGATGAGCGAGGGATACCGTCACGAACAGACCGAGTCGAAGGCCGAGAAGGCCCGCGAGTACGGGAGCAAGAAGTCGATGGGGGCCTGCAAGGTCAACTGTCAGTACCCGACTGGCACGATCCCCACGGCCAAGGTAAGCATGGGGGCGCAGAAGACGAACCCGGCGCGCCGGAACCGCAGCTACTGAGGGTGCAATGACGGCACTGTCGAAGACGGCCCTGAAGACGCTCTGGAAGGCTTACTTCCAGCCAACCAGCGCAGACTTCAGCAACCTCATCGACTCCTGGACCGACTACAAGGTTGGTCTTGAGACGCTTGGTCAGGCTGTCTCGGCAGGGTCCGTTGGCGTCCCGCAGTTCATCTCCACGACAACCGTCCAGTTCCTTGCGGTTGGGGCGACTGGCTCAAGCCTGCTCGCCACAAACACGGCAGCCTCGGCTCAATCGGTCATAGGTTTGTCTGGATTTTCCCTCCCGGTCTCCGTCGCGAACGGGGGGACAGGGAGGGCCTCCCTTAGCGCGAACCATGTGGTGCTGGGGAACGGCACTGGGGCAGTCCAGCTAGTTGCGCCCGGCACGACCGGCAACGTGCTGACAAGCAACGGGACCACATGGTCGTCGAGCGCCCTCCCCACTCAGCGTGTCCTCCAGGTCGTCAACTCCCAATCGAACGCCCAGACCACAAGCGTCTCGGCAATCCCGTGGGACAATACGGTCCCGCAGAGTTCGGAGGGGACAGAGTTCCTCTCCATTTCGATCACCCCCGCAAACGTCAACAACAAGTTGCGGATCGACGTAACGGTCTACGGGTCCACAAGCTCCGGGAACATGACGGCAGCCCTGTTCCAAGACTCGGGAGCGAGCGCCATTGCAGCAGTTGGCCGGAATGCGATCAACACAGCGGGCGGCTTGTTCCCACTTTGCCTGACCTACTACATGACAGCCGGGACGATATCCTCAACGACCTTCCGTGTGCGCGCGGGGGTGGCATCGGGGACGTTCTACTTCAACCATGAGGTCAGCTTCGCCACCCTTTTCGGCGGCGCGCTTTACTCGTCAATCACCGTTACGGAGATTTCGGCATGACCGAGATTGACCCCCGCGAGTTCGGCCGCCTTGAGGCGGAGGTCAAATCCTTGTCGAAGAGCGTCGAGGAGATGTCTGGCGACCTCAAGGCTGTACGCAGCGCAATGGACGCTGCCGGTGGGGGCTGGAGGGTTCTTGTGGCGGTTGGTGGGCTCTCGGGGGCGATCACGGCACTGATCGTCAAGTGGCTGCCCATGATCCCCAAATAGGAGGAACGATGCCGTTCGGAGTTGGCGACGCAGTCGCTGCGGGGATCAAGGTCCTCGACAAGTTCATCCCTGACCCATCGGAGCGGGCGAAGGCCGAAGCAGCCTTGCGCGCCGACCTCATGTCCATCGACAAAGCTCAGATCGATGTGAACAGGGCGGAGGCAGAGACGGGGTCCCTCTTCATCGGAGGATGGCGTCCGGGAATCGGCTGGGTCTGCGCCGCTGCCGTCGCCTACACCTACCTTGTGGTCCCGATTGCGGTGTGGATCGGGTTCCTGGTCGGCAAGCCCATCCCCAAGCCGCCAACGCTCGATGCAAACCTGTGGGAGTTGATGTTCGCGATGCTTGGCCTGGGCGGTCTCCGCACCATCGAGAAGCTCAAGGGCGTCGCGTCCAAGTGATCTCGAACTGGCCTGCCGCGTTCTCCGCAGTCATCAAGCATGAGGGCGGATGGGTCCACCACAAGGACGATCCCGGCGGCATCACCAACCTCGGGGTTACGAGGCGGGTGTGGGAAGAGTGGACTGGGATGCCTGCAAGCGACCACAACATGCGGGGTCTGACCGTCGAGAAGGTCCTCCCGCTCTACCGGGCCAGGTACTGGTCTCCGATTGGGGGAGACGAGCTTCCGGGCGGTGTGGACTATGCGGTGTTCGACCTCGCCGTGAACTCTGGCGTCAGGCGGGCGTCCCTGATCCTGCAAGAGGTCTTGGGCGTCACAGCAGACGGCAGCATCGGCCCCAAAACGCTTCAGGCCACCAAGGGCGTTCCCCCTGGCAGCCTGATTGACTCGATCTGCGATAGGCGCATGGAGTTCCTGCGCTCCCTGCCTCACTTCGCGACCTTCGGGTACGGATGGACCCGTCGTGTCAGCGATGTGAGGCGGGAAGCCAAGAGGATGGCCTAGGCGACCCTCCACACGCGGACCTGCGTCCCGGTCCTGTTGCGCCGCGTGAGGTACTTATGCCCATGCTTCTTCTGATAGTGATGGGCGCAGTTCCGCATCGATGCCGCCTTGGAGACAGGGACTGCGAACGAGTCCCCGATCTGCATGGAGTTGAAGGGGTAGGTCAGCCGGGACTTGCCGACCGTGGGGATGGGGACGTCGGTTTCGATCTTCGGGATTCCGGTCATATCTTGCCTCTCGCGTTTGCGGAGAGGGTCTGCCATGCGTCGATGACCCTCTCTCTCCATGCCCTTTCGTGGCGGAGCTTTTCGGCCACGATGAAGGCTCTCTTCTTCTCGTTCAGGGCCGCGACGTAGGGTGGCGACGCAAGCGCAGCCGCCTCCTTGTCTGCGGTCCTCTGGTAGTCGGACTTGAGGTACTCGGAGGCGTACACTGTCTTGAGCATGTCGGCCGCGAACTCGTAATCAGCACGCGCCTCGGCAGCGGCAGCCCCCAGCACCTCAAGCCGTTCGAGGTGCCGCTCGATGTCCGCATCGCGGATCAAAACGGCATCTCGTCATCGAGGTCGTCCCTGGCTCTCCCTTGCTGGGTCTTGCCCTGCGGGCGACCGCCGCCCTCCTGTTTCGGGCTCGGCTCCACAAGGCTTATCATCACCTTGCCGTCATCCGACCGATGGAGCGGCACGAAGTCGAGGAACAGGGTCCAGCCGTTGCCCGTCTTCGACTCGAATGCCGTCCCGACCTTCGTCCAGTAGGTCTTGCTCTTGTCCTTGTTCGGGATGCCGACGATGGCATCCAGGCGCTTTGCCGTCATTTGCTGCCTCCTTTCTTCTTGCGGACCACCTCATCGACAACGTCCGTGTCGATGACATCGATGGTCTTGTCCACCCAGTCGAGTTGCACCCCGACCTGCTTGTTGGGGTCCAGCCTCACCCCATGCGTCTTGAGGACGAAACCGAAGATCATGCCCCGCACATCCTCTTCGATGCTTTTCCGGCGCTCGGTGAGGCTCCTGATGATGACATGCAACTCATCGGATGCACTCTGCGCCGCGCGGATTGCGAGGAGGGACGTCTCCGGCATCTCGGACATATCGAAGCGGCGACCCAGTTGGATCGCCGCCTCCGCCACCGCTTGGTGGATTTCGTCCTCATGCCTCATTGGCGAAGCTCCCCACAAGCCGGTCCTTGATCGCCATGATCTCCAGGTATCCGGCCTCGCTCGTCTTCTTGACGAGCAGGATCAGGTCCTTGCGCTTGAGCATGACCTCCGCAAGCTCTGTTGCGTCCTTCGCCGCTTGCATCTCTTCGCGCACCAGCTTGAATGCGGCGCGCGGGTCGCTTGAGGGGTCAGCCTTCGACGGCTTGTCCCGCATGGTCTGAAGGGTGTTGCCATCCGCCCCATTCGCGTCGTCGTCCTCCTCGGCCGCGAGCCCGAAGAACGACGCCACCTGATACCGGCGGGCGAACGTCATCAGGCTCCCGAGTTCCTGCATCTTCCCCACCCGTCCAGAGTCAATGGGCATGCATGTGGAGATGTGCGCCCCAGACGCATGGAACAGGCGGAGGCACATGACCATGCCGTCCTCGCGCCGCTCCAAAGTCTGGGTCATGGCGAGCCCGTTCTTCGCGAGCGGGACGCGCACGATGTCGAGGATGCTGTCGAGCGTCGCGTAGGCGAACTTGTAGCTGCCCTTGTCCGACTTGACCGTCACTTCGCGGTTCTTGATCGGGTTCGACATCTCGCCCTGCGCCTTGGCGAGCGCCCCGTACAGGGCTCCCTGCTGGTCTTCCATGGTCATCCCTCCTGCGTGATGCGGAGCGCCCGACGCTTGTCGCGCGCGATCTTGATGCCGTGACCGGACGCGGATCGCACGTCGGACGCCACCATCTTCTTCAGCCTATCCGCCGCCTTGTCGAACAGCCCAGCGGCATTCTTGCATGCGATCCATTCGGCAGCCGCATCGGCCCATTCGTTGCTGCCGGTCATGTCCAGCACCTTGCTGGCCTCCGGCGGCGCGACAATCTGCGGCTCTTCGGACGGGGGCAGGGTGAAGCACACGCACTCCCAGAAATCAGCCTCGGCCTTCACCAAGGCGGCGGCGTAATCGGCATTGAACTCGACTTCCTCATAGTCCCAGTCGTTGCCAATGATGACCGACAGGAACGCCTTGCGCGCACCCGTCACGATCATGTTGTGGTGGAGTTGTGGCTGGTACTTGGCCAGGGCCTCCTTCATCGAGGACCTTCCGTTGATGTGCTTGGCCTCCCAGATCGCGGTCGAGCCATCCGGCATTGGGACCTCGCCATCGAGTGTGGCCCTCATCCATGACCGCTCCCGCGACACCCGCTTTTCGCCGCGAGCGATGACCGGAAGACCCGTCTTGTGGAAGAACCAGTCAGCGTTGAACGGTTCGGTGAAGAGGCCAAGCTGGACTCGGAACTCACCCGAGAGGTCCTCGGGCTCGGTCTGGCCGGTCTTCTCTTTCCAGAGCGCGAGAATCCGCCCGGGGTCCCCCGCCATGATGATGTTCGCGTCGCTGCCGCCGATGCCGTTCCGGCGCTCCGCGTGCCACTCCTTGCTCTTTGGTTCGGGCAACATTGGTTCCCTCCTTTGGTTGCCGGTTTGATATTTAGTGATTGTGTGACTTATGTCAACGGAGAAATGACTGTCCTTGCTGGCGCATGACCGGAACGGTCCGCGCGCGGGTCTCCAGACGTTCCTTACCGTCGATCCAATGCTCCCGCCCGATGTTCAGGACCTCGGGCGCGGGAGGCCCGCCATTGACCTCGGCGCACGCGGCCTTCCACGCCCGCGCATCGAACCCCATGGAGCCAGCCGACATGCACCCCCAGAACTCAGACTCGGTGACGTTCAGTCTGCGCGCGGCATCCGACAGGGACGCCTGATGGTGCGCCCGCGTCGCCACAAGTACGCGCCTCTTGATCTCCTGCGCCCTCATTGTCGCGGCGATCACCCCGATGGCCTTCTCGTCTCGAACGTGCGGGCTCTCCGCTTCGTATGTGGACTTCGCCTCGACGTCCTCGTCAGCCCATCGCTGCTGGTTGATCCAGGTGGCCGCGTGCGCGATGTACTGCTGCTCGGTCCCGCGCTTGGCGGCGGCATACCGCTTGGCCCCCGCCACGATGTCGGCAGGGTCGATCTTGATCTTGGTGACCGCCTTGTCCCACGACCGCTTTGCGTCTGCCTTCGCGATCTTGCGTGGGTAGGCCAGCCAGAAGTCATCGAACGTCGGCTGTCCTGTCAGATCCGTCATTGGCTCCCTCCTTCATGTACTTCGTGAGGCACCACACGATGTGCCTCCGACCGCCATCGTAGACGCGCCTTTTGGTTGAGTCAACAATCTTACCGGCGTCAACAAGTTCGGATCTTCGTGTTCTGTATGTGGAGCCAGTGTGGTGGAAGTGCCGGTTCATCTCGACGTCGGTAAACCCATCGGGACCGGCGCTCTCCGCAAACGCCAGAACCTGGCGCTGTAGCTCGCTGGCACGGTCTGCCACGGATATCGCCGCTTCGTGCGACGTCTCGGGGTCAGTTTTGCGGGTGCGGGTCGCGGCCCACTCAAGAAGGTCACCGTTGCTGGTTTCTAGACCGGACTTCACGTTCCACCTCCCTCGCCTCGATCTCCATGGGGTGCGCCCAGTAGCCGTGGCGGACGAGCCCTGCGGCGTACCGCCAAAGGAACCCGACCGCCCCATACCTCTTGATCTGCTCGATATGAACCTGCTCATGGGCAATGAGCCAATCTGGGGCTGGCCAATGGAGGTAATAGGCTGCGCGCCAGGGCATGGTGATCGCCTCGAAGCCGCTGGCGCGCAACCACCAGCGGATGACGAGTGGGGCCGGGCGGTGGCGGGTCATGCTTCCTCCACCGGATGCGTCCCCGGCTCGCGGAAATACTCGTCGATTTGGGCGCGCAGGCGGGCGTTTTCGGCGCGCAGCCGCTCGACCTCGGCCTGCAACAACTTAATCTCCCGCACGGAGTTTCGCATCGCCAACCCCACGCGCCAGACAGTTTCGAGCCTATCGTCGTATACCGCATCATGGCTCGTGCGGATCTCTGCGATCTTGTCCTCACTCATCGTCCGCCCTCCAGCGCCAGACCCGAATTGAGGGCGGCCAACGTGTCCGCGTGGGCCATCAGCCTGTTGTTGATCTCGCACCACGGATGGTCTGGGTGGCGAGACGGGTCCGGATAATGGCGGTTGAACCAGCGCACAAACTCTCGCGCATCGAGCAGTAGCGTGTCGCGCTCTGCCCGCAACCGCTCGACCTCGGCCCGCGCCTCATTGCGCTCGCGGGTCAGCTTTTCGATCTCATCTGCGGCCTCCTTCATCAGCGATGATCGAATGCGACATGGGCAGGATATTTCTATGCCTTTGAAGTCCGGCATGGTGACCCGCAGCTTTTGGGTGATGTCGTCGCTCATAGGATGAACATCCAGATCGCGGAGAGTAAGGCATATCCAACGGCGCAGAGCAGGGCAAAGTATTCGTCTCTGTCTCTCAGCCAGCAGTATGCGCTGGCCAGGAACAAAGCAAAGAAAAGGCCAGCGAAATACTGGTTGATCGGATCGATGCTCATGTCTTGGCCTCCTGTGCCTTGCACCAGCGGCAGATGAACCCGGTGCGCGTCGCGAATGCGAGCGCGCTGTACTCGTTGTTGCATTTCTTGCACACGCGTCTGGCCTTGGTCATGGCTTGCCCTCCAGCGTCTCGCGCGCGATCCGACCGCACTCCTCTCGGCTCGACATGCTGTGTTGGCTGGCGAGGGAGATGCGGTGCAGACCTGTCCGCAGCCGCTCGATCTCCGCGCGCAGC